TAAAAAATTCATTAATAAAGAAAGATTTTCCAATACCATATATTCCTGAAAAAATAATATTGTCATTATTTTCTTCTTGCAAGAATCTAAAAAATCTTTTAGATTCATTATCTATACTGATTTCCATATTTTGTTGAGTTTGAATTTTGTACTCTCAAAAGTATGCAAAAAATATTTAGTATCAAATAAAACATAGACAATTACCTAAAAACGTCCATCGAGTATATCCTCTAAAAGATGATGGACGTTTTAACCTTAAACTATATAGCACTCGACCGACGAGTTTCAGTGAGAATTAACGCATGACACAGTTATTTTACAGCCCCCGATATCGCAGGGTTGCTATGGCCTTTTCCTGTTGGGAGGATGGAAGCTTGTGTGATTGAGAGTGATTTTTGAAGAAAAGAATGTTCAAGCCTTCAATCGTTATTTTTCATTAATGCCCTGCTTCATAGCCAGCTAAGCCACCATAACGAATAAATATTTCCGGATCTTGCCTAAGCTTTTGGTAATAATCATTTGCATTTGATTCACCAGGGAAAGCTGTAATTATGTATCCATTTGACGCTACAACAATATTTAGCATAAAATTTCCCTTACCAAGACTCATAAAATACTTAGCAACTACCCCTCCTTTATTACCAGGCTCTGTTGAATCAGGAGATTTAGACAAAGTCGCTTCAAGTAAATCGGCAAAATTAGATTCTACAATTCCATAATCTTGAAAATCATGTAAGTGTTTCTTTAAATGTTCATAGCCTGATTTTGTGTTCCCCTTTTCTAAAAATACTACACCTGCTTCTGTTGTTATTCCTGCGGGAGCTGAAATGGTGAACTCTAGATCTTCTTCAGTAAACATAATTGACTTCTCCTTTAATTTAGCGACTAGCTCTGGGTCAATCACTAATTGTATTGTTTTAAAACATTGTACGATATTTTTGTCATTAATATCAGAAGAAACGTCATTGATCAATTTTCGTTGAGTAATTTCTGCTGGTCTATTATCAACAATATGCCCACCGCCTCCTTTCGACGGTTGCAATACCCGTGAAGCACACTCTTTGTGTTGTCTCTCCGCTTTCATGATCATTTGATTTAAGGATTCAAACTATTCTTTCTCTTTCGCATCTTTATCCAGATCAAGCCCAGCCTCTTTCATGAACTCAGTAGCGGCTTTCGCTTGTTCCTCTTGGGTCTCTGCACAGGCTCTCAATGGGCCTCCGATAATAGAACCGAAAGGAATTCCCTGCAACACATTGGTCGCAACCTGTGAGGGTGTAGGATCTTTTGCCATAGTGATTACTTTTAAGGATTTCCCAAATGTAGGGAATTATTTTGGAAGGGAGAACAGAGAAATGAAGAAAAGAGCTCAAGTGGGTGATTTCTTGAACTCTTGTTTCAATATTATAAGCTACAATCCTCACCGAAAGCGTCAAGGAAAAGTTTAATACTTTTATCTACAGCCTCTTCATCCATTTCTTTATGATGTTCTTTTGCCTCTCTACACATCCTCGTCGCTTGCTCTTCTGTTAGCAACCCTTCCTTATAATAAGTGCGTTCTTCTTCCATATCATCCAGTTTGCTATGCTATTCTACGTGGTGCAATAATTTTGGGCAAGTAATCTAAAGCCATAGGATCTTTATCTTTGAAATAAGCTTGTGCGCGATTCATAAGCCAATCCTCCTCTATGTACCTAATAAACACGGGGAGAGCATCGATAGAATACATGTTTGCATCTATTATACGCCCGTCCGGGAACTTATGTTTATATGTCTTATGGGTATCATAGTATTCAGAGTTGTTCCGCTTTAAGAATTGAGCAAAACCTCTACCTACTGAAATATCCGGCATCATCTGCTTGCCATGCACCCCCTTATCGGGGATAACATATCCTGCTTTCTCCAATAAAGCATGCATTCTAACAAACAACTCTGTTATTACAGAAAAATAACCGGAAGGAATAGAATGAACATTATCAATATATCTCTGGGTGAAGTTAGGCAATGTGGCGCGATTTACATTTCCATAATAACCCTTGCTGTGAATCGATGGCACAACCTCTTCAAACAACCATTTCTCAAACTTTTCCGCAGAAGGAAGAGCAGAACGAACAATTAGTCTGTATACATTGCCTTCATTTATAAACTTAATTGGCTGAACACCACTATTAGTAAGGGTGTCGTGGATCACGACGCCCCCTGGTTTACAGTGTCTTACTATTGCATCCCTAGGATTAACATAACCCAATACCTTCGCCACGTCAGTAGCACAAAAGTAAATTTTTCCATCAATCTCTAAGGTTCTAACCTCACTGAAAGTCTGCTCTTCGGCAGACTGAAATTTAAAAATTTCGTACTGCATTACTAAATAAGAATTTTTAAATAAATAATCCGTTAATAATCTCTTGGTTAAAAACTTCACCCTTGTAAAAACCATAGCAAATATATACAACTTTTTAGTTAAACACAAAAAGGCGACAACTATTTTCACAAATAATCATCGCCAAAATATTTATTTTAAAAATTCTTTCTTTTCTAATGCGGGTGCAAAGATAGTTTAATATTTGCATTGCGGAAATATTTCAGCAATAAATTTTAAGAATTAACATATCGACAATTATAAAGTCACCCCACCTTCACAGGCAGAGCGGCTAAAAACCTAAAACACTAATACCAATATCAAACTATGATCTTCTCTTTCGTAGCAACCATCTTACGACATAACCAATACCTATAATCAGACACCCAGATAACAGACCTATCGCCCAACCACCAACCTCTATCTTTATGGACTCCCACTTAGATAGTTCCCTTTCCACAGGAATCGGAACCTCTACTCTCCTATCCACGTATATCTCCTTCGACGGAAGATATAACGTATCCCTAGGAACCCTCATGTTGGCGATCACGTTACCGAGACTATCCAAGGCGAACATGAGCTCAACGTTCTTGGTGTTGGCCATGTCCAGCCAACGAAGGACTACCTTACCGTTCTCATCGCATTCCATCAACGCACGAATGGAGGCGCTATCTACAGGCATGGGGTAAGGTATTAGCTTGTCTATATAGATCGAGTCTATACGATTCTCGATAGCGACAGGCTGAATCTTGGTTCGACACCCGGACAGGAAGAGGATACCGGCTATCGCCAGCATCCCACAAATCATTCCCGTTCTCATAATAAATTCCACCCCGCAATAACATCCGACATATCCGCTTCTCTCCCATTCTCAAAACGGCTCATCCCTGCCACGATCCGGATCATCTGTTCTCGGTCGTTGATGTTTATCGGATCGTCAGCCGGGATTCCAGCGTAGTCAGATACAAATTGAATATACTTTTCCGTATGGTTCTCTTTCGGCGGTGCCCATCTTCCTATCATCTGACGGATAGTCTTTAGATGGTAGTTCCGGTAATAGTTAGGCAGGATCTTGAAGATCGCCTATACCCGTATGCCATCGATTTAAATTGCTTGAACTCTTTGTCTGAGCTTGTCTTCTCTCCTTGGAAGACATCGCTATTCTTTCTGATGTTCCCGGGGTTGTTGTTTCTCAACCCTCTGGGCAGACTACTATTTCTCATTTTCCACTCCCCTTATTTATATAATCAACAACCGCTTTCGCTATCTCCTCCGGATCAGTCCGGTGCTTGGCGATCTCTCCGGCCAGCATCAACACTTGCTGGTAATCGCTTCTTACCTTGTCCTCGGCTTTCTCGAAGATGCTTTTTACCTCGATACAGCCCAGCCCTATCGCACCGATCAATGTTATGACAGGGAAGATCGGGATATGATAGCCGTAGTAGCCATCAAGGTACCAAACACCTCCCATCTGCATGCAGTCAACTACAGTCAACGCTATGAGCAGGTTGTAATACCTCGCCAACTTGTCAACCGTCCGCTTGAAACCGTAGCTCGATCTCACCTCACCCCTTCGCTTTGCCTTCCTCACGCCGCTCCACAGATCAGCGCCTACGACCATGAACACCAGCATGTACAGCCCGAAGACTATCCACGCAACGATAAAAACTTCCTCAAATCCTTTCATCTCGTTTTCTTTTAATATATACGGGGGCTTTTATTTGCCCGCCCCCGATAAAGGCTTATAATATTTTCTATCTGTTCTCCAACTCTTCCACCCTCTTCTCAAGTGCCTTGACCTTGGCGTAAAGCTCCTTGATCCCGTTGATCCCAAATGCGGTCAACATCTGGATATAATCCACGCCGTAATAGGAATCCCCGTTATCCGGTGTTATGAGTTGTACCGCCTCCGGAAGAACCTCTCGGACGCTTGCGCCGACACGCCGATGCGAGGGATCTTGTCCTCGTCCTCCTTCATCGTGTAGTAGAAGGCGGATATACCCTCCAGTTTGTCCAGCACGCCCGGGATATCGAAGAAGACGTTCTTCAGGCGGATGTCCGAGGAGGTCAAGCCTTGGTAATTGGTGATATACACATGGGCCGTGCTCGCAGCGTCCTTGTTGATATACAGGTTGGCTATATTCCCGGGACTGTTCCAACCATAGATACCGTTACCGTTATCGATCCGTACCCCCAGAAACGGATATCTCCCGCCCGGGGCGTTAAACACGACCCCCGTGCCCTCCCTGTACAACACTTTCTCTACCCCCATGTCGTAAAAATAAGGACCGAATCCCTCGAAGAACACACCGCCCCACGAGCTACGGTTTCCGAACTGCCCGGCGAACTGCGTGGTCTTCCCGATAGTCAACATTTGCGGAAAGGTAATTTGTGTACGATCCGAGACGGACGTATCCACGGCCAGTGACCCGTTCGTGATGGTGAAGTTTCCGATCCTTGCCAAGTTCGCAAGGATCTCATCCACGTCAATCTCCGAGGCCGCTATCTTTCGTGCCATCAGCAAATCGGTCGCCACGCTGGAGAAGTTCGCCCCGAAGGTGTCCCAGTAGGCGGAGCCGTTCCACGCCGTAGGGCTGACATTGATGAAGGTAGGCTCGTTATCATTCACCTTCGCCACGTAGTACTTGCGGGTGCCATCGCTTTGCTTTATAGATACAATATCCGTTATCAAGGAGCTACCGTTGTAGGTTATACCGTTACTGTAATCGCCACGGTAGGTGCAGCGGGGGCCACGATCGCCACGGGGACCGGGATCGCCGGGTATTCCTACACCGTCGACCCCGTCGATTCCGTCTTTTCCGTCCTTGCCCTTGGACACCAACATCTTCCAATACCTAGTGTTCGTGGGATCGGTGCCGGGAGCGGTCTCGGAGATACATTTATAGACGTTGCCTTCGTAGGAGACCTTGTCGCCGGGATAATACTTGACGGAAGGGGAATACGCCCCACGGTCAACCTCAGGATAGTCGATCTCACCGGAGGGGGATTGGTAGATACAACCCTTGAGCCGCAATCCGTTCGTCTGGTCGTAGGCAGGTAGCCGTTATCATCGCCGATCCGGAACGCCTTCGACAGCATGTCCCAGTACTGCGTGCCGTCTATGTTGATGATCTTGTTGAGCCGCATCCAGCCCGGGCCGATCTCGCTGAAACCGTAGAGGGTGGCGAAGCTCCGCTGGCCGTCTATCTCGTCCGTCAAGCCACCGCAAAGGAAGTAATAATAGTTACCCTCCTCAAGATCGTGAGGTTCCTTGCTCAACAGGAACGAACCGGTACGATCGGATCTGGAACAACGTATGTACAGGTACATGGCCTCCGTATCATCAAGATAGGGTGACGTGTACGCTGCCACGCTCCAGTACCTGTATTCAGTGGCCTTGTGGGACGGGGCAAGTGAGTCTATGTCTATCGTCATGTGCTGGATGATACCGGAAGGTGTGGAAAACACCTTCTTCGCTTGATCATAATTGAAAGTATGATCGATCTCGTGGACGGACAGGTCGGCCTCCGTGGCGATACGATCCACGAAACGGAACTGCAACGACTCATGCCCCACCAATACCGACATGGTACGGAGCCACGACATCGCCTGTCCCTTGCCATAATCCTTGAACGCCTTCTCCAGCATACCTTGCATGGCGATAGCGTCCCGCCACCTGCGAAGGGTGAAAGATTGCGCCTCCTTGTGTTTATTTTCATTATTGACCTCATTCTGATCAATCCTATCAAACTCAGAATTAACGGAAGGAGCAATAGTCTTATTAGATAACTCCACTTCCGGAGAAAACGGACGGGTTAAATAATCCTTTACAGATCTTATCCTAATCAAGATAGGTTCCTCCTGTATATCCTTATCCGTAAACTGAATATATCCACCCGGGACTATCTTCCCCCCTATAGATAGCCAATTCTTTTTAGTCAATAGCCCATCCAGAGAACCCTTGAATGAGTACTCTATATCCTCGCTTTCATACAAAACCCTTGCGGCTTCCCGGAACATATCCCAACTAGCCCCGGATTGAGTCGTATTATTACATATATAATCGTTTGGTAAGTTAATATGAAAAACAGCATACGTATCCCCTACCGCAGGGATAAAGGGAATGGTCCCCGGGATCAACATATCATCCGAGTTTTGGGATACTATTTTGAAACGTCTATCCACATGTACATACTGAACATCAAATTCCTTACCTGTTAAAGCTCCTGTTTGAAATATGATCGTCATTGTTTCCGCATCCATAACGAACCCTCCAAAATCTAATGAAGCCGGTATAGAGCTATCAATAATATCATAAACAGTTTGCCCGTCAACGACAGAGGTCTCAACCTTGCTAACCGTACCGATGCGTTTCGGATAATATTCCGATCCGTCGAAACTCGCTTCAACTACATCTGCCAAAGGGCGATCCGATCGAGTAATAAACATACCGTCCTTATCCGTTACATACTTTCGACCGTTATAAGTTAGTTCCTGCGATATTGGGAGCTTTAAATATTTGGATCCATACTTTGAGAAACTAATATTCCGATCTCCTCCCTGTACATACAATACGGTTGGAGGGAGAACATCTTTCGCCGGTTGTTTTTGTATCCCCGGCTTTAATCCATTACCGAGGCCATAAGTCAAAAGTAAAGGATCCTCTTTAAACTTCTCGAGCTTACAAAGAGAGAGCTTTTTCTCTTCAAAAGACCACTCTGTTTTACACTTGTCCGCCAACGTGTTTAATACGTCATAACAACTATTGTGATTAAAGGATAAGACGATTTCAGTCATATCAACACAAGAGCCAACAGACCAACCGGAATCATGCAAATTCAAGTTATCAACCAACAACTGTAAAAATACTATTGGCTTTGCCGTCAAAGTAAATTTTAGTTCAAAGGGAATAGAGGAAAGAAACTTATACATATACTTCTTTAGAAGATCGATTACGCCAGTGAAATTAGCTATATAGGAATAGCTTCTTGTACTTACCTTTGTAACCTTTACCGGTTTATAGAGAGTGTATCTCCCACCCATATAATCGATATATGAGCCTATAGGGATTTTTTCCGCTTCCGTCGAAACAAATTGAAGCGTAACCGAGTCATTAGCCATTATCGACCTTAGACGATAACTATTATCATCTGGAATAACATCCATCAAGAGAGTACCGTTACTTTTGTATATTTTCATGTGTCAAATGATACGAATATTTATTTCCACAAATGTACATAATTGAGTCCAATAGACACAATAATAAACAAGAAAAACAGGGAGATAACTCCCCCTGTCAATCTATTTTACTTAAAAAAGTTACTCGCTTGAGATTTACAAAACAATCGGTATTCCTGAAACTCGTTCCATTCATTTTCAAAATCGATAGCACGATCATTCTTGGGGTCAGATAAAGAGACGATCATATTCGACTGAATAGCACTTTCGGCATCTACTGTATATTTTTTACGGATCAAACCGGATACAAACATATCGTAACTGGCATCTTCCGCCTCGATCATAGTCCCGCCATCCGGAAAGTCTCCGGTATATGCGTAAGCGGTAACAGGATCAGCCGGAGTACTGTCATTCGTATTATCTTCCGGGACATAGTCCTGAATCACTTCCTCATTTAAATAAATCAGATAATGTTTATCATCATATTTACTATATGTCTTTTTCTCTGTATAAATCTTTTTAAAAGTTTGCATACTAGGTGAATCTAAAAAACTTCTTACTATACTTATTCGTAAGGACCTTTATAACCGTATCGACCGGTAGATCCTCATGAGAGAAGTCCGTAAGCGCTTGATCGATCAAACAGCAGATCCAGTAAAAGCATAATGCTCCTCCTCTTTCCATTTGAAACGAATAGCAAGGCACTTTTTAGGGGTTCCATCCTCATTTTTTTCTATCTTGCTATCCTCAATCTTATAATCAATCAACTCTATGAGTTTATCATCCTCCGGACCTCGTTTATCCTCTGGTAAACGGGTATCATAAAGAATATCTTCAAATTTTATCTTACGATCTGCCGAAAGATCATCCCACGGACTTTTTTTATTCTTGATAACTTGCCCTAGTCTTTTTCGTTGTGATTCCATTCCTAATTTATTTAATAGATTATTTGTATTCGCATGTTGGACAAAGCCCATACGGGACGATGCCTTCCTTCGTATCTCCTCTTTCGATAACCCCCTTTTTCTTAATTTCGCTATTTGTCTGCAAAGGGCTACCTTATTCCGTTTCCTCGTTAAAAAATAGTTTGGGAAATGTACATACCCACCTGTATCAACTCCATCTTCCATATGACCTACTTTCCATTTTGGATTAACGGTCAACTTCAATTCATTACCGTAATATAGTGCAATCCATTCTATGACAAAATGAAGAAAAACCGTATCCTCATGCAAAATCAAAACATCATCCGCAAGACGATAACAGAAATCCAACCGATTTAAATAGCCCTTGAATTTCTCTGAAAGGTATTGAACCCCTTTCGACAAATCCTCATAGTCCCTATCTGTTTTTGCGGTTGCTATTCTCTCCTCAATATATCTTTTCGTGTAATACTCGACCAAAGCGGGACTATCCAATATATGGAAGCACCGCTTCAAGTCATGATCGAAAAAATAAAGGTAGACTAGCGAGAAAAATTGCGCTAACTTAGTCCCCGGATACATGCCGGTCTCACCATCCACACTATCTATAATCTCATCAAATCTTTGCAATAAATGATTATCCTTTATACGGGATCTCAATAAACTTTTTAAAATTGAATGATTTATAGTCGGATAGAAATGGTAAATATCGCACAAAAGATAATCCTTTGTACGTTCCGGATATTTTTCCAAAACCTTCCGGATAATTCTCATATATCCATGAGGACCACGGCCTTTCACACCACCGTAGGTATATTCAGAAAAAGATTTCGTGAAATAATCCTCAACCTCATTCAACATGGCCCAATGCTGAACATGATCCGAAAACGGAAGCATCCCGATAAGACGTTTTTTCGGCTCGTAAACGGTCATAAACCGATATGGGGAGGTTACAAATGTACCGTTATCAAAAGAAGAAAGGAGATCGGAAAGGTTCTCTTCCAAGTTCGACTCGAACTTTATTATAGCTTTTTTGCTATGCTTATTTTTACTCGCATAATCAAAAGCCTTATAATAATTTTCTTTCCGAGCTATATCCCCGGAAAAGTTACCTTTTCTCCTCATAGTGTCCCAAGTGTCTTTTAGTGTCTAGTGTCTGCAATTGCCATCAGGTTATGAGCCGTCGGTTTTTTAGCCTACCGGAACTATACCTTTAGCCTTGATTTTTTGTCAAGTGACAGGGTTTCTTTTCCACTTCTTACTGAATAAATCAGTGGCATATCTTAGGGGCGACGACCAGTTCACGTTAGCATTCGAGACCCCATTGTTACCATTGAGGTACGCTAAGCCTGCATTAGCACCGTTGTTCGCATTACCACGACGGAACGGACAGCGAAGGCCGGAACAGGACGTCAGAAAAGACAACCCGCCTATATTATTAGGCGGCACAAATGTAGAGATTTATTCCTTTTATCCGACCGCATTACGGCGGAAAAATCAAAGGCCGAGTATAAAAAGGAATGGAAACAACATTTCAAAGAACTAAGATGCGGCACTTACGTGCCTTGGGTGCTCGGGCGCTTCGCACCCTAATGGACACAATGGACACCCGAACACAATGAACGCTAGTACTGCACGGGCACGGGGCTTACGTCCTCTGCAAAATAGCAGAGGGGCGACGACCAGCACACGCTAGCGTGCGAGACCGCAACGTGACCAAGGAGGCACGCTAAGCCAGCACAAGCACCGTGGCACGCACGACCACGACGGAACGGACAGCGAAGGCCGGAAATAGCGTTGTCGTTATACCATCCGTCAGCGTAATACGTTTCTGATGTTCCGGTTGTCACAGTCGGAGCGCTACAAAGATTCTGCATACTCAACTCGGTTATATACTTCCAGCCAGCCGGAGAGTTCGCCGGGACTTTCGCCGCTTTTATCAAACCTTCAATCGAATTAATATTAAACTCCGAATAAAGAGATGGGGCTACATAATAATCGGCACTTCCATCCGCTAGCTTATTCATCAAGGCGCCACGCTCGATCAGACCGATATGGCCGTAGAAGTTTTTCAAACCGAAAAAGCAAGGTATATGCATCGTTTGTTTCTTTGTACCATCTTTCCCTATCACATCGTAATCACTCACGCCGACAGAGTCACCCAACTCGACACCGACAGAAGTCGGCAAAAACGGATAGTAACCAAAATCAGTGTTCCACCATCCACCAGCGTCTGTAACACCGATACCGGTACCACCTCGATACAGACCGTTTGTGTCCTTGCTCGTGTTCAACGCGGACTGAGGGTGACGGGTTCCCATGATGATACGATAGATATAACCTACGACGGTATTCGAGACAAACCAACCGGCTTCCCAACCCTCACCTTTCTTACGGGCGTAAGCCCCAAAAGTAGCCGCTGGCAAATAGGTCGCAACCCTACCCAGCAACGTATTATAAGCCGCATCCTTGTTTGAGTCATTATTTCCGCCACGATACCTAGCGTCGTTACTCACGACAGAGACTAACGTATTGGTCGTACGGTCGATCACTCCAGCACCCAAGGCGGACGTACCGCCAGCAGGGATATAATAATTCAAACGACCGGGAATAGGCGTTAGACTGACAGCCTCATAGTAATACGTAGAGTCTACCCACCATGAGTAGTAGTGGGCGTTCCAGCACCACAAGTAATCGCCCATAGATCCATCAAGCGCAGCCGGGGAACCATCCGCAAAGCGATAGTGATTTGTCGGATCAAGTTTCCTCCGACTACGGTCTGTAGATACTAGGTAACAACCCAAACCTAAAATACCGGGTAACTCACGTAAGAAATCGAGATTACCGTACGCTTCTCCGACAGGTGTACTAAGGTTCCTCTTCCAGCGACGTATCGCAATGTGTTTATTAACGATCGATACGGCATCCGCAAACGGGATCTGTACCGACTCTCCCGTATCTTTCGATACACCCTCAATCACATACTTAGACGGGTTATTATAATCCGCCAACGGTAACTGATTAATTGTTACACCATTGTCATAAGCCTGAATAATAGCCCTTAACTTGACCTCTTCTTGTTCTGTTATTGCCATAAAACTAAATGTTAAAAGATTAAACAATTATACTTTTCTTATCCGATTACCGGAAAGTTTTCTCAATACATTACCGGCTTTACGCATTACCGGAGCCGTTACCTCAATCTCTATTGTTTGAGCAAGTGAGGTATTTTGAGCAGGGATAACATGTATTGTCGCCCGGCCTACCTTACGAACGGTCAAGTTTCCGAGAGGATCAATATGCACAGCGTCCCCGGAATAATAAGCCTGTTGAAATATCACATTTGAGAGGACATAAGCAGGAAAAAGACTCACCGCTATTTTTTGAGCGACTGTATTTCCTAAAGTGATACGGCCAACATACCTCAACTCCATTCTTGTAGGCGCTAATAACGCTTGACTCATCAACGACTGCTCGGCCGCTTTCATTGATGCGATCTGAGCCTTACTCTCCTGTATCACGTTCTCCGCCTCTTCGATAACGGTCTGGGCATCTTCTCCGGCCGCTTGCGCAATTCCGGCCTGCTTACCGGCCTCCAACGCTTTGGTGTTGGCCAAACCTGCGGCAGAGGTCGCATTCCTTGTAGCCTCAATCGCCTTATTTGCCTCCTGCAGGGCTACCCTCGCCGCCTCAGTCGCCTGCGTTCCACGGGCGATACACTTCCACCATGCGGTATCAGTTAACGCATGACCCTTGTTTTCATCTTTTACGGACAAATAACAACTGTCGTCTGTGGTGATAAAATCAAACCGATCGAATGTCGTTCCGGATGCGTAAGAACCCGCATCCGTAAAAGCCACCTTTCCTAATAAAATCTTTGTCATGATCCTATATCTATTAATTATCCAACATTCAAGTAAAGCTCACCTGTGACGCTATCGAACTTTATCAAGTTAGGGCTCACCTCATCGTCAAAGCTCATGTAAAGCCCCATATCTTTCTCATCAATTGTAAAAGTTGGATATAGGACCCCTCCTTTCGCCAATACCCCGGTATCGGTATAGAGCTTTTTCGTCTCGTCCCATTGCCACCAATTCCCATTTTCTCCCATCATAGGAGGATGATCCCCGTACTCTTTCGCCCGGTCGCCCTGAGTCTTAGCAAAATTTCCTTGCGTATTGGCGTAACCGGCTTTCTCGTTCGCCAACCTCGCCGCATCATTGGCCAAACCGGTAGCCGCTACCGTTTCACTCTTTATCTTTTCTAATCCATCATGCGCATTGTTAGCGCTCGTTGCAGCTTTATTGGCGTTATCCGTTGCGGTATTGGCCTTGCCGGTAGCAGTATTGGCGTTATTTGTCGCGGTGATAGCGTTCGCCGTTGCTGTATTGGCCTTAGCCGTAGCCGCCTCCGCTGTGAGTTTTGCCGTATTAGCGTTACTTGCCGCAGTATTGGCCGCTTTCGTTGCGTTTTGGGCGTTAGTGATAGCCGTAAGCATATTCTCGTAGGCCGTTTGAATTGTCCCGAGACTTACCTTAACAGTTGTCTGTACACCGTTAACCAATTTACACCCAATAGTATATAGGCCGGAAAGAGTATCCGAAAGAGTTAACTCACTTATTTTTACTTTCTTAATTGGCATAAATTTTCATATCTATACATGTTTCTCCATCCTCTTCTAAAACAATCAACTCGCCCGCCTCCGACGAGAGCAAATAATCCATAGCGCCAATCCGGAACACGGCAAATACCAAAGTCACGGAAAAGCTAACGATTACATAATCAGAGAGTGCCTTTACTGAAAAATCCTTGCTTGTTTTATAGAAACAAGGATATTCCTCTCCCATATAATCAACGAACATACTCCTCATACCGGATTGTATCAACGACCCGAAAAAGCAGTCGTAGCACTTCCAAAACCTTGTTATATCGGATGCGACAAAACAACCTTTCAGCGTTACATCTTTCGAGGAGAACTTTACTAGATCCGCATCGTACTCGATCCCATCCTCGGTCCGATAGGAGGAGGAAAGAGTTTTTTTTATAGCTGGCATTTTAAGAACCTCATCCCGTCCCTCCTCGATGAATATACCGAACCGATCTAAGGAGATCCCATCGATCTCATAGGCGGAAACCGGGATCTCGAGCCCACCTCCGGTCGGAGAACCTATAGCCACCGGAATAACCGGGCGATCAACCGAGAATTGAAGAGAAAAGCCCGTAACATCGTATCCCCGGTAATCCTTTACGTCCTGATTGGAGACAACCCGGACAACCCACGATCTTTTTAATGACTCGATCCGGAGGTTATGCCTCCCGGGAGACGTTACAAACTCAATAAAATCACCGACAAAAGATTGAGCTCCTAAAACGACAAAGGTTATTTCTGCGGTCAAAGCCTCTAAATGAGGATCGGAAAGGTCCGCCTCGATCCCGTCCACCTCGCTCCAATCGTTTTGATCGGGCGCTTTCATAGCCGGGAAACAAAGAATATTATTATAGCCCCCTTTCGAGATAAATACTCCGTATCGCTCCCCCACATTAACGCCATCTATATTACAATTGTAAACCATATTTCAACGTCTTAAATACAATCCATTATCTACTAAATCCTTCATACTGCCATCTACCGAATTGATCGAGTTCTCTATCTTCTCGAGACGGTCCGTATTTTTAGCGATCCGATCCAAAAAGCCCAAAGCCCGTATAATCGCCGCATCAATCTTACCAACACTTATGCTCAACTTATCCGAGTAGATCATAAGCATTCTAATACTTCCTACTATCTCGTCGGCGCTCTCTTGCGATATTGACTCTAACCCCTTAGAGGTAGTGGTCCGATCGTCCTCCTCCTTATCCGTTTTGTTTTTATCATCTTCCGGAGAGAGGGTAATACCGGCTGATCCAAATTGTTCCTCGAGCTTTCTCCATGCGGTTTGAAAATTAGCTCCCAAATTCATGACTCCATCCTTAAACTTTTTTGCGGCTTCGGCAGTCAACTCATATGTAGTATTGCCGTTTGCATCCTTTTTAGCCATTGATTTATAGAGTTCCTCGGTCATCTTTTGAATAGGTTCGATCAGTAAATTGCGCTGTAACATATTCTTTACGACTTTGGCGAGTACGGCATCGACCTTACCGGCAAAGGATCCTAGAGCGTCGTCAATGGTAGGATCTGTAAAAGTGTCTATTATAGCCTGCGATATTTCGGAAAAGTCAAATCCGAGTACCGTATCCTGTACCTGTTGTTTAAATTCCTCCGTTTTATCGGTAGCCTCCGAAAGATCGTCGATATACTTCCGGATCCCTTCCGGGAGGCGGGCGTAAGCTTCCGGGATCAGCTTTAACGAAACGAGTTGCTCGTTAGTCATGCCGTTGAGATCGTTCGTATAGATCCCGAGTTCTCGGAGTTGATCCTTATAGCCTTTCAGCATCTTATTGGCCTTATAGCGTCGGAGTGGGAGAACATTCCGGCTCCCGCTCTCATTGCCTCCCCGAGTAACGTACGCGAGGCCGCCATCGATTTGGCTAGATCCTCGATCGTCTTTTGAATATTCTTACCAAAAGCCGCCCCTCCTAACTTATCAAGTAAGGAAATTTGAGTATCGATCAGGTCGTTAATAGCGGTCATGTAGTTCTCATACCCCTCTAACATATCCTTATCGATCTCTTTCTTTGCAGTAAAGAGCTTGGTCGCAATATTGACCGCTTGACCGATAGCGGCGTTTATACCTCCGATTAGGCCACCCTCGGCAAATCCTTTCGCTATTCCCTCGACAGCATCGAGCGCCATATCCAAGCCCTCAGACATTCCACCGAAAGATTCTTTCAGTGTACCGGCAATATCGGCGGCCATCTGCATTTTTCCGGTGAATGACTCTCCGAATTTTACCGCTTTCTCCTCTGCGACCTCTTCACTATCCCCGAGTTTCATAAAATGCTTTTGCAAGGCGACAAGCGCCTTTTCATCAACTATTTTACCGATACTCTTTACTTTAGGTTTCGCTAAAGCCTTGTCGTAACCCTCAATAGAGAGTTTTACAAACTCAGCCTCTTTTTTCGATTGATCGTCGGATAATTGCTCGAGAACCTCGAGACGCATAACAGCATATTTTTTCAAGATCTCGATCTTTTCCCGCTCGGCCTCCTCAACGAAATAAGATCCATTATCCTTTAATTGTAGGCGAGACATATCGATATTTTCGGAATAATCTATATTTGAAAGCTCTTTTCGCTTTTTAAGATCCTCCCTCTCTGCATTACGGCGAGCGTTTAAAAACTGAATAAAATCCCCCGTCTCGACCTCTCCGGCCTCTTTAGCCTCTTTGATCCGTTCATTGTAATATTCGTTGATCTCCTGTCTCCTCGCATCATATTCGGAGAGGAAACGAGCCGTAACGTCTTTCTCGATAGCATCGATCTCCTTTGCGCATTCAATCTCGACCTTTGTCGTTTCTTTCAACAATATTTGTTGAGCAATCGCCCTTTGTTCGGCGGCAGTATCCTTTACACTCTTCTTTTGCTCCGAAGTTATACCGGTAGCGGATAATTGCTCCTTTTCCCACTTGTTTATTTCCGCTTTAGTCTTGTTATACTCCTGTTGTAAAAGAGAGAGGCGTTTTTGTTTCCCCTCGTCCATGATAGCTATCCGACCGGCCTCAATTTGTAACTGGGCTTTGGATAGTTCGTCACCGACTTTTTGCATTGATTTGAGTAGTTTCGCTTGCTTTTTTACGTCGGGCTTATCGTCCTCGGTTTTAGGCTTAACGTCCTCATTCAACTCTTGTATATGCTTAATGAAAGGAGCAAACTGTTTATCGACCAACTTAACAGCGGATTCCATATCGAAAACACTCCGGACATACTCCTCCATATCTTCTCCGAAAACATTTCCGAGTTTGATCTTTCCGGTATATTTACGCTGGATATTGGCGTACGCTTGTTGCCACGCTTGTTGCCAAGAGGAACCGGCCTTTTGGAAATCGTCGGTAGTTGCTTTGATCTCCTCGAGTATCTGATCCGCAAGCCCGGGATTTTTCACATGGGAAATTAGTTCCTTTCTCATAGAGAGGATAGCCCCGGCTTGCGTCTGTACGCTCTCAGTAACAATTTTCTCGGTAGCCGTATTTTTGATTTTTAAGGCGATTTGTTCCTTTAAAGAGGTATTGATCGTTTTATAGGCCGTATTTATATCCTCGAGAGAGCTTTTTTCCGTCAGTAGAGCCGGGAGGTATTTACCGTATTGCTCATTGATCTTTGCGATCAGGGCCCGACGTTCCTCCGTACCCTCACCGGCCCGTTTTGTTGCATCAAACAGGTTAGTAAGTCCTCTCTCCTCCTGCAATACCTGAGCGGTAAAATCAGAAACGGCCTCATTTACTTTTTTCTGCTGTTTTTGAAGATTAGTCTCATACGTGAGGAGCTTGTAAATGCCATATCCAAGGCCAACGACAGCGGCAGTCATAGCGACATAGGGATTCGCTAGCATAGTCCTATTCAAAGCCGCTTGTACAAGCTCTAGCCGCTTTAATCCGGCGGATCTTAGAGCCTCCGAAGCTGTTATGGCCTTACCCGCTAAAACCGACTCGTATTTGATAACGGTTGACGCTTTTTCAACCGCCATACATGCGATCAAACCCGCTTTGTAGGTTCCGTAAACAGCCGTTAACTCAATAAGGATCTCCCCTATCTCCTTGTAATTATCGAGGACAGATCCGGCAATGTCGAGTACGCCTCCAAAAGCATCCTCGTTTTCCTCCCCGATCTCATTATATATCTGAGTTAACCGGTCCTGCAGGTTGGAGATCTTTCCCTCGAATGTTGCGGCGATCTTTGCGTTAGCCCCTGTTACCCCCTCAAGATCACCAAGAGATAACAGATACTCCCGAATAGCGGAAGAAGTATTCTTTACGGTTGTTTGCTGCTCCTTAAAGGTAAAAGTAACTTTATCATTATCTTTACTTGCCCGGATCCCGAACTCCTTTAAACGCTCCATTTCTCCGGTTTGCGCATCGATAATAGCCTCCGCAAGTTGATCGAACCCCTTTCCGGTCGAACTGGCAAGGTCGCCGAGTTTCGTCATTTCGGTATAAGTCGGAACAAAACCTTGATTAGCGAGCTTTACGAAGGATCCCGTTAACTCGTCTACCTGAAACGGTGTAGTAGACGCAAAATCCTTAATCATGCTCATTGCGGACTCTGCACGTTCCGAGCTTCCTAGCGTATTCTCGAGTACGGCTTGAAAACGCTGGAACTCACCCCGGACTGTTAATATATTCGTCGCTAGATCCTTTAAAGTATCAAAAGTAAAATAGGAACCAACAGCCAACCCCAAAGATTTAAAAGAGGTATCCATACGCCCAGTTTCAGCCACCGTCTTATCAGAAAGCATAATAATACGACGTTCCATATCCTCTAAAGTCCTCTTAAACTGAGAGTTCTCTATATAAGAATCGAAACTTAACGCTCCGTTATTTACGCTCATATTACACTAACTTTTTTAGATAGGCCTCGAGATCCTCTTTTTTCTCGAAAGTCTGATTAATAACTCTCTTTGCATCATCCTGTCCAGTCTCCGATTGACTGCTCGCTGAACTTTTTGCCGATGGAAAATCCTCAATAAACATTTGTACGTTGATCCACGAAATACCCCAGAGCAAATACTCATAGGTCCAATGAAAATGCGCACAAATCGAGGCTCTCATCCCCCACGGGCTACGCAACCCCTTTATCTTTACTCTTTCTCTATCCGATCTTCCGGATCCCGTGGGGCTGTCGTCCGGACTAGGGCAATCAATCGAATAGAGCCTACAAAATCCGCCGTGTTGGATAAGGTCTTTATTGCAAGAGTTAAATCAAACAAACGTTGCGGAGTAAGTTTCCAAAGAAACCAATTTGTCATATACCGGGAGAATAACCTAATTTTCCATTTCGAATTAAGGAAAGCAATAGCAACAACCCGAGCCATTAACTTTGCATGTTGCCCGGCCAACCTCCTAGCCTCTTTTTCCGGATTCGCTTTTATCTTATCCTCGTCAATATCGATTTGCAAATACAAATCAGTCAGATAATCTAAAGAGCCTAACAACTGTTGGCGGATAGTGACCTTCCAAGTGTGCCGCTTAAAAAACAATCTACCCGGAATTTCAAAATAGAGTCCCCTTGAAAGCAATGTATTGAGCGCCTGCCGTTCAACTTTCTTTTTAATTTCCTCGTCGTCCATGAGAGTAAAAGTTTATGCGGCCCTAGCACAAGATCGGGCCGCTTTGTTTATTACTCGGACACCGGAGCTACCGGAGTCCCTGTCATTTTAATTCTTCCCCCTTTTTTTGGCTTTTTGACGGTAAGAACTATATCCACAAGGAAAATTCCCGTTTTACTGAAAGTACCGTTCATTTTGGCGACCAATGAGGCCCGAGGAACCTCAAACGTACACCCTAGTTGCGGAGTGATCCTTGCCGCTTTCTCAATTACCGGCATCTTTTCCGGAGCTTCCCACACTCCATCTTTCGTTGTGCCTCCAAATACTTTTGCCATCGTCTCCGGACTCGCATTCATAACGGAAAAGTTAATCGTAGTCTTTCCTCTCTTAGAGATAGAAACGACCGGATCATCCTCCTCCTCACAGTAAAAATCCTGAGTTGTAGGATCCTCGTCAACCATCGTACAAGATCCCTCATGCGTTAAACCGAGAGTCTCATACTGACCGGGAGTTCCATCCGCTCCAATATCCGCCAGTTCTATTTTTGTAAGCCCCAAAGCCGTTACGGTAGGGCTAGCTTGTTCTGCCATATCAAATTGATTTAATTTAATTACTAAATACCTAAATCGTGTACCCTCGCCTCGAGACGTATATTCACCTTCCAAACGTCGAGATCCGGCTCCTTAATATCGGTACAGTTGGTGAACCAAACCGAACAGTTCCCGCATAGATATACCTCTTTGAGTAAAGGGAGAGCGATCCTTTGTAATTCCCGCATTCGGGATCTATTAGGCTGTTTTTGATTTTTATTATTAATTCTTACCGGGATCTCCGGAACATAAATATTTACGTTGATAGTTGAACGCTGAACGCTTTCATTAGATAAATCAATAGTACAGACAACAACGTCCTCTAGCTTAGAATCATCCGGTTTTTTAAGCGGATAAATATCTCCCGTTATCGCTTTTTTCAAAGCGGATCCGGAGAGATACTCGCAAATCATATCTACTATTTCGGCTGTCGTAATCATCCGTATTTACGTTTAATTTTATCGTCAATCTGTTTTAGCATGCCCGGGAGTTCTTTCTCTGCCAAGTGCTCGGCCGAGGTGAGGACATCACGGTTATTTGCTTCTACATAAAGCGCGTATTCCATACCGGCAACGACTACGAGGAGAAACCCTCGAGGATACTTTCCGGCGACCTCTTTCGCTAATTTCCGACCCTTCTCTATTCCTTCGTCACCGCCTTTTACTTTCTCGAAATTCTCCCCCATCGGTTTCCCGTTCAAGTAGATCACGTATCCAATACTCGAGCGGAGATTTCCGGTTTGATCCTCAAAACCGATTGTCTTATCGATCTCTCTCGCATGATTTACACATTTCTCACCAAGCCTTTGCAATTGCAAAATGATTGCTCGATTGATAAATTCAATACGCCTTGCCAGGAGTTGTTTTATTTCCTGTCGTGTATATTTTGGAACTATACCCATATCTTACAATTTTGGTTATAAGACTTAAAGCGCTTTACCGTCCCTTCTAGGATCGTCTCCCCATCCTCGGAGACAACCTTTATAGGCGTATCCGGATAGATAGTAGGGCAATCCTCGGGAGTCAATAAGATGGATTGGTAAACATGATTTACCCCATCCGCCCCCGTTATCGTCCTCCCCTTGTCTGAGGGTATCTCGTCACATTCAGAAACCAAGATCCAATTTTCAGACTCAGAGGAGATAAAATCGCCGTTCTCCTTACGTTCGGAGTCTGGCAGATTGTTGATATAAAGTGTATTTTTGTAGGGCATAGTTACCAACGGTCTGAGCAATCATTAATAAAATCACCGGTTGACAAATCACTAACCATATAGTCTAGATCATTGTCGGAAGCGTAAGAACGGATATAGGCGATCAAATCCCCGGAATCTCCAAAAGATTGTGAGGATCCTCCGTCACTTTCCGATTTGATCGTTACACACCCCCGGAGGAGTTTCACGACAATCTTAGCGACTTTGGCTTGATCGACTAAGGCAAACTCCTTTATCGGATCCAAACCGGCAAGGATTAACGCTTTCTCGATAGCAATCTTTGAGACTGTATATCTTAGTAAATCGGCCTTAACTGCTTGATAATTTGTCATAACCGGAGCCTTTTTATTTTTCCCACTTAGTATTCAACGTATCGACTAAGAAGGCCTTACAAGCGTTACCCCATGCGGGGAAAGCGTTCGCCAAACCTTTGGTCGTCTCAACGACCGGATCCTCTTCCGAGAACTTCTTAATCAATACATGAGAACGCTTAACCTTCATTGCTACGCTATCCTTTACCGATTCGTCCGCTAACGGAGCATGGAAAGTATTACCTTGTACGATGTCCGGAGTAAAGACGATAACTCCATCTTCGAAAGGTTCGACAACCGTATCAACACCCTTGATCTGTACAGTTACAAGAGATTCGATGATATGGAACTGGAATAGCTTATTTTTAGCCATGACTTTGTTAAAGGCATCAAGATCCGGAATCGTCTCGGTCTCCGTAACTTTAGATACCCAACCGGCACAAAATTTCTGTACTTCGGCCGTTGCGACAATGTCGTCGAATGTTTCTTGATTACAAAAAGCATGAGCGAGAATGACACCCTTCTTTTTCCCGGCTTTCTTCAACGCCTTGAATTTGGTAATAGGTTTCGCCGTATCTGCATGCTCTCTAAAGGTTACATCTACACCGGAGAGCTGGTCCTCGGGGATACCAAACCGTACGGCCTCCTCCGTAACGATACCCTCGTTATTCTGCGAGTTGAGAATAATCTTGTTAGTCGAAAACGCACGAAGGGCCAACCATTCGATACGACCGTTAACGCCATTCCAACAGGCCTCCGGATCGTCGTAGATCCAGTCCAGGAGGGCTTTTTGCCCTTCCTCTGTACCGGCGTAATGTACTAATTGATTGTACTCGTTAATGTCGGTCTCCTCCTTGTCGTAAGCGACCTCAATCTTTGGAATATCACCCTGATTACGAGATACAACCCGACGTGTTTTACGAGGAGCTCTCGAGTTAAAAGCCACAACGTCGGCAATCACCGGAACACTAAATTTAGTCCGGAGCTCCTTCCATGTCAGAGTAGGAGTAAATTTCAAAGGGAAAAGAGTCGGCCAATAAAAGGAATTGAGCGTAAACGTATCGACTACCGCTTTCATGTCCTTTTCAGTAAGGCCCTGTATTAATGATTGTTTCATTATCTATTACTTTTTTGCGGATTAAACAAAACGAATCAACGGAAGGAGCTTTTTGATCTCTTCGGAGATGGCGGCATCAATTGCGGCCTCACGGACAGACCCACGAACTACACCGTCGACGAGATGGTTATCTCCTTCTATTACGTCCATAGTAGTACCCGTCAATAGGACAGGTGAGTATTTGAACTTAACTCCATCGTCACCGGCCTTGTCTCCCTCGAACACGACTTCGCCTACAGCGATAGCGCCTAAAGCGGTCGGGACCGTGATAGCATCATAACCGGCATTGGACTGATCTATTTTCGTGATAGCATAACCTTTCGATCCGTAAGCGAGAATATCGCCTACTTTGAAATTATGCTTTTTATCCACTTTGATAGACTTATCAGCCTCTCCAACAGCTGTATTAATACGAGCCGTTTTCGTTACATGATATAGTCCGTTGGAATCCTTACCGGCCGGAGTTCCGGCCGAGACACGCTTTTGAGTAAGATCCTTAACCGCAAGGGTAATCCCTCCCGGCACAGTCTCGATCTTATTGTCAAATACAATAATCAGCGGACTCTCTGTTTTAAAATAATTCTGCATTTCGTTTACTTTAACTGTTAAACTTACAATTGTTTACCTCCGAGGGAATTGTCTTTTGCTTCGGCTTTTCGACTCTCAATAAAGGCTTGTGTTGCGGTCGAAATACCTTCTTTGTTAACTCCCCCGAGGACGGGTTTTGGAACTTGCGACAAGCCTTTATCAGCTAGTGACTGATTAAAAGCGTCGTATTTCCCCGATAGACTTTCGACAAACGCATCAACCTCGCTGTCGTTAGTGAACTCACGGCCTTCTATTGCAGGTCCGTAAAAATTCGGATCGACTCCTTTGTCTTTCAGTTTACCGAGTAATTTCTCTCCAAAGGCTTTAGAGGCATTTCCTTTTTTGAGAGTCTCGATCTCCTGAGTAAGAGGAGTTGTCGCTTTTTTTACGGCGGCTTCAATCAAAGCCTCCATGTTGGTAGGATCCGGATTCTGAGGATTCGGATTGTTTGGATTATTCCCGCCTTTCGTTGTACGCCGGATTACGTCCGCTTCTCCCTGTACAATTTTCAGCCACGGTTCTGCTCCTGAAACCGCCGTTTCGATTTCCTCCTCTTTTGTTGTAGTCGCCCCCAATGTGTTTGCGACCTTCTCGTAAGTCGAATCACTTAACCCCATATTCGCATGGAACTTGTTTTTAAGCGCCGACTTGATTTCTTTTTCGTATGCCATACTACAAACTATTTAGTTTGCAACAAATATAGTACTTTTCAACGTATTGAGTACAATAGACACGATAATATTCGCTTTTATTACACTGCTCGAAGGTTAAATAAAACTAATTAGTTTGCATTTTCTGGTATTTATCTGCGTTATTTTGAAAATAGCACCTATATTCGCCGACGTAATCAGAAGTAAAACAGCCGTTAGGCATAAAATTTAATATTATGGTCGCAACAACAAAACTTATTGAGTCTTACGAAATCATTAAAAAAGGCTTACAGGCTGAAATCGAAACAGCAACAAAGGCAATTGGAGAGAATAATCTACTCCTCGTCGATGCTCCGGAATATCTTAAAGGTAAGATCGAGAAACGACTCGCTTCATTAAGAGAAAAAAGAGGTATAAGAAATGCGAGGCTCGTTTATATAACAGGTTTTATTGAGGATCTCAATAGTCTAAATCAATATCTCGATAGCGAAGCTATTAAAGAGAAGCAAAGCAATAAGAATGAACTTATTACCTTGTCGCTCCAAGAATGCGAGTTTATCGCAGAAGAGATAAGTAAAAATCAGAGAAGAGAAGAATCATTAAGTTCTTACGCTACGTTTGGAGTTGTTTATAATAAAGACTATAAATCACTTCGTCTCGATTATAAAAGAACAGGAGACCAACCAAGCTCATACCCGGAATGTTTCGGAGCAAACATTAATCTCAACAATGAATAAGAACGATCAAAATCTAATCGATAAGGCCTATCGGATCCATTTTACTGAATGGGATATGATCGACGGTTAATTGATAAAGCCGAGAGCGAAAAAGCCCGAAACAGGCTCAAATCAATCCAACTACAGAAATACCACAGGGAGGAACTCTCCTGTGATTGCTTATAAACAAACAATAACCGGGAGGAATGATCCTCCCACAATCGCAACAACAAATTATGGATAAAATTATCGACAAACTAAAAAAAGATCCTCGCCTTGGCGGAACGAGGAGAGCAAGGAGAGGCCATCAACGCCCGTATAAAGCTCGAGAATGAACTCCGGAAACATGGGCTTACAATAGAGGATCTCCGGTCAGAGAACAAGACTTATCGCATATTCCCATATAAAAATAAAGACGAAATGACACTCTTTTTTCAGATTCTCATATCGGTTTGCGGACGTAAAAGCGAAGAAACGGGAGATTCTCGATATAACTCTAAGAAAAAACAGATATATGTAAATCTTACAGACCTCCAATATATCGAGATACTCAATATGTGGGAATTTCATAGAAGGCAACTTAACAAGGAGAAAAAACGTCTCCTCCGAGATCTTATCGAAGCCTATGTAAATAAGCATGATATTTTCGATCCAAATGCCGAACCATCTCAAAAGGATGATATTGATTGGGAGAGAATTGCTCGTGTTATGAAACTCGCTAACGGGATGGAGGATATTCATTATCGCAAATCATTAAATAAATAGGAGGATATAGTATGAAAAAATATATAATCAATTTACAAGACAAAGGACAAGACCTTTGCGTACTTACCTGCTTAGGATCCGGAGATTTTTTACAAATAGTTGATATTTCAGTGGCTTGTTGTAATGCCATAAGGAAGCTATATATTGATAAGTGGATCGACCGGAAAGAGCTCTCTCCCGGTCAACATTTTAATATTGTCGATCCCAAACAAGGTTATACAGGATTTGAATGTATATATCCATTCAAATCTATAAAGGAGAAGGAGCTCCGCATCCTCGAACTCACTCTAACAAAACAATGGTTTGATCTCATTTCCTCCGGAGAGAAAAAAGAAGAGTACCGGGAGATTAAAAAGTATTGGTTAAATAGGCTCTTTAGCCCTTTGGCGAAGGATTATAAGCATTTACCGGAGTTTGCTGTAGATACTAATTGAAAAGTGCACCGTATTTTAATTGAAAAGAGCTCCATCCATACTTGTTACAAAATTACATATAAGTTTAAAATCTTCATTTATCTTGTCTCATTT